ATCCCTAACCATCCATACCGTCTTGTTTGGAACATCCTGGTAGCACCACTCTTCAATCTGGTGCCCCTCCAGCAAGTGAGAAGCTGCCACGCAAAGATCTTGCCCGGTATATTTTGCCGTGCCAGGGGCTAATACAAGGTTCCGAACTGTCCCGCCTTTGTCTGTCACGAAAACCAAATCATCCCCTACCGCGATAGGGGCAAGGGTAGAGGATCCAAAGGCGCCCTGCACATCCGGAGTCCAGTTCCCACCCGGGGTTAAGGGTTCCCCACTGCCATTCCCGAAGGCAACAATGCAGGAAGCCATGAAGATTACAAGTTTCTCGGCCCCTACAACATGCCGGATAACGTTCGCTTGCTGGCCATTTACCGATGATACCAAGAGATCCTGGGTCATCGCATCATCATCATAGAGCATCAACGGATTCGGGTGCTTGAAGTTCAGGATATCCGCACTTCGGCTTAACCATGGGGTCTGAGGCTTACTCAATGTCCCCGCGTGAACCAAGCGCTGTTGGTAATAGCAGGTTGCCACCGGGTAACCTCGCGTCTCATCCCATTCCTGCCAAGCCCACTTGTAGGTATCATCTACGCCGTTTGACTGCATTTCCTCTACGGAAAGTTCACTACACACATGGTTGTAATTACCAAAGAACCCAATCGAATTGAAATCGATAACTGTAGTGGAAACCGATGTTGCAACCAAATACTGGAAGAATAGATTTTTTCTGTACTGTTCCTGGAACCAGAACCAGACGCCAAGCGTGTCTCCAGTATCGAAACCGTGGGGATAGGTGAATGTCAGTCTGATGGGGAGCGCCCCGTAACCCTCAGTTCCACCAAGATTATCCGTGACAGCTACAGGATTCGCGCTGCTGTAGATTTTAGTGCTAACCCCTCCATCAGGGAGTCGATCTACTACGGTTGCCGAAGCCGTCAGGCCTGTGCTGCTGACAGAATTTACCAAGCAGATACCAGATCCCTCGTGCAAGAATGTCCACTTAATTTGTCCATCACTTACCGATCCAGAATAATGGGTTGGCCGGTTGGTCCCCGTGTTCCCCGCTTGGGACGATAGGTAATACCGACCCCCAGCCATGCAGATCTGGTTAGCTACGACAGGCCGGTTGACTTCCCATGGAGTGCCATAATTGCCTATCTCCATGTAGAAGTATTTCCCAACCCGATCAGCCGTGAAAATTGGTTTGGATGCTGTAAGGGTCACCGTCCCCGTGGCAGCGCTTGCCGTTACTGTGCTTGTCTCATCCGTGTTAAGCGGCTGAAAAGGCCCTTTCTTATGGTCTTCCGCTTCAACTATCCATTCGTCATGGTCAAGGCGGGAGATTCGATAGGGAGGATGTCCGGGACAATCCAGGGTCATAACGTCTGCGGATTGAGTCTTGTTTAGATAGGGCAGATCCGCCAGCGACCACGGCGTTACCACTTCAACAACCGCTCCCACGGCACCGATGAGCACCCACTTCCCCGCTGCTAGATCAGTCGCGAATGTGCCAGAGGTATGCTCCACAAGACATTTATACGTAGATGCTGAGTTCGAAACGTCTACGCCCACGGCATAAAGGTGACTTGTTTCCCATACAGTTCTGGTCGCATAAGCCACATACGCCCCATCTTTTATGACTCTTGCGTAACAATCGCCTAATTCTAGGGCATAGGATTGGCTGGAGGAAAAGGAAAACGTGATTAGTCTGACCCTATCCGCAGCCGTCTTGCCTGTACCAATGAATTTCGTTCCCGGCCTGTTGAATATCCCCCCGTGCGGATCCACCTGCCAATTCCGAAGGGTCTTCATGCTCGTGAAATAACGGGCTAGGTCCGTTCGGCCTTGTAGTGATGGGGATAATTCCCCCCCAGTCATGGATGCCTGCTGGATACTGGTCATCGGTAATCCGTCACAAATGGAGAATCGTTTGGAACATCCGACCTTCCCTCGCCATAATTTGAGGCCACTGCGCGATTTATATCAAGCTGCAATGATGCGCGAAGGGTGCTATCATTCAACCCTTTCGACAGGGCCATATTCAACTCGATCGCCATTGCCCACGCCACAGCGGAAACAAATAGCGGCGTGAAGAACAGAACCTCATCAATGAGTGCTGTATAGATAAGCTCGGCGTCTTCCTGATCTGTGCAAATCACCTTCATGGCCAATGGAGGAGAGGTCTCTTCCCATTCTTCCGATACAACCTCAAATGGGATCCGCTGCTGAAGAGTTGGGTTTCTGTAACCAACTATATCTCTAGCTTTAAGCATATCGTAAGGGGCAAGATAACTGAATGCCCAATTGGTTGGGCTCTTAGGATCAGCACGGGTTCCTGCCCCATTTTCAGTCCCCCAAAGGGTCAAGACCGATCTGCGGGTAGTAAAATCCCAGTAAGCTGACTCCAAGACGGCATCTCTCGCGATGGGATAGAATAAGGCGCATAACTCTGCCTCTTTCGCCATCTCTGACGGGCCGCCATCGTAAAGCAACTTGTTTGACTTCACGCGAGCCAGCGCTAGATTGTAGATGTCATACAGTGTGGACATTCCGGTTCTCCAATCTTTCACTGATGGATCTCAAGGCGTAAGTCGTCTCTGACCCAAGAACATCCTGAACATCCCGAGCCTTATCCCATCGCCGCGAATCCACTGGGTTGCATATGTTTGACTCGTGGCATACCCAAGCATGAAGCCGATCCGGAATCATCATCGATTTGGATTTGGCCAATAATTCCCGCATCCACTTGGTATCTGATGTCTTTAAAATTGACTCATCAAACTGAACCGACTTCGCGGCATTCGCCCGGACTAGGCAAGAGTTGAAGATCATCATGGGCGATCGATGCTCAACGATAACCCGCTTCCGCAGGTTTATCCACGCTCCACAGTGAGTCCCGACCATATCCACCCCAGGCGTAAGCTTCCCCGCCAGCAGCTCCAGCCGGTTCGGAGCCTGCCAATCATCATCGTCCATAAACGCGATGGCGTCTCCATCGGCAAGCCCTACGGCCAAGTTAGCCTTAGTTGGTAGCCTCATCCCGTGTTCGCGGTGGATCACCTTGATACCCGGGATGCCTTCTAGCCCTACACGGCTCCACGCTGTCTCTCCAGTGTCAATAATCAGGAGCTCTTTATCCGCATGCGTCTGCTTTTGGAAATTCCACACCAGCCACGGAATGAACTCCGGGCGGTCTTCGGTTGCGCAGCAGCAAACGATTTTCACGGGATCCCCTAGGTGATTACATCCATCTTGCGGCCTTCTTCTTTCTTGGGGCGACCTGGGCCTTTCTTAGTAAGGGCTTCGGCCAAACTCACCGGCTTCTGCCCTAATTGCCCATATGTCATTTCAGGCTCGGGCACAGATTGCTTTGGTTCTACCACTGTTCCAGGGGCAAGTTCATGGAACCATGTCGCCACCACGTCATCTTCAACCCAAAACGTTGAGTCCTTCGCGCGTCGGATATCCTTCCAAATGCCACGTTCACTTGCAATGACTTCTTTCATGTGTTCTCCAAAGAAAGGGCCGGGGCCAGCCACATAGCCAGCCCCGGGTTAATCATTTACAGCGCGTCAGGGTAAGCCTGCCACATGGGTTCGACCAAGGTCAGATACGCATTAAGCGTCCCACCCAAAAGAACCGAATCGGACTGGCAGAAGATGCCCAGATACCGTTCATAGGTTCCTGCGGGAAGCTTGACCGCAATCCACTTATATCCAGCAACCAAGGTCCCCTTCACCGCCGAAGCCGTGAAATGGGTAGTTGCACTAGTCGCAAGATTCGCAGTGGAATCAGACAACAGTGTGAGTGTGATCGTGCCCGTGCTGTTACTGGTCACAGCAGTCCCAATCTTGGCCACAAACCAAATATCAGTGGTCCCAAGGTTCAGACTCGCAGTGCCAAGATCTACCACATCTCCAACAAGAGCATTGGTGACGGTCGCCGTAATGGTGGTATCGTCGCAGAACTCAGCAAATTCATCAAGGTAAGCCATGTTATTTCTCCTTTTCTTGGTGTGGGTTAGGCCGTCAAGGCGGACTGGTTATCAAGAATGGCATCGGTCCGAACGACAGGGATGCCGTCGAACATGGTCACAGGCTTACCCGCCACGGTTTCATAAGTCAGGTTGTTCCCAACCTTCTTGAGGATCTGCATCCGTAGATACTCCATGCCCTTACGGCTCATGTAGAACACGGGGCGGCCAGGGCCAGTAGGCATACGCTCTTCAAGCTGGATCATCATTTCGATGATGCTCTTACCCGTTCCAGCGGAAAGGTAAGTATCAGCCAGCGTGTAGCCGAAGTGGGCACGGGCGGCGTAACGCCAATCTTCGATGGCCAAGCCAAGCCGCCAATCAAAAGTAGACACAAGCCGCCTGGCCTTTGCACCAGAAGAATTGGTCACGAGCTGAATACCCATATCCTGGTATTCGAGACCCGCGCGGGTGCCCTTCGGGAAGAACCCGTGGAGCCATGGACCCCACTTTGCCAGGTAGATATCAGAATTCGTAGTCGCAGCATCATCCGACTTGATGACGTTGACAGAATTCTCATTCCCTGTACTCAAGTTGTAGTAGGGGCCAAACCCGGTAAAAGCTTCAGGCTCAGTGGATTCATTCCCGCTGAACAAGGTCTGAGCCATTTCGTCAGTCATACCTTGCATCGCGCCGACTTCTTGGTTTTTCACGAAAGCGGCTCGATTCCCGCCAAGGTCTGCAAGCTCTGGATCAATCTCGCACATCTGGGCGAGGTGTCCGCAAGACTGCTGGACAGGGATGCTCGTCGACTTGGTAGGGTTGATATACCCGTTAATCTTCATCCAAGTGGGAAGAGCCACGCCAGTCCGCATGAGGAACTTGTGACCAGTGGTCATGTTCCCTTCGGTAACAGTCATGTCTTGCAGAATTGGATTCTGCAAGGTGAGAACTTCCGCAATGTCAGTGATGATCTTGCCATCAGGCCCAAGCTCTCGCGCAAAGTCGAGAAGCGTGGGGTTTTCAACGCTAAGCGTAGTCATTCTATCCTCCAGGGCCGGTATTTATCCGGCAAATGGAATTCGGTTTTAAACTCGTTTGGATCCAGGGAAGAACGAATTCCCCTCCTTCTCCGTTGTCAGTGTTGCCTTTGCAATCGTGTCTTCCTTCATTGCTTCACCTAGGATCATATGGGCTTTGATGAGGAAGGGATGATTCCCGACTTTCTTAACCCAGTCCTGATACCCAGGCAATTTCGACCCAAACCAAGCGACGGCAGACTGAGCGTCAGCAAGTTTTGCGTCATA